ATCGACGAGACCGCCAACAATGCGCCGAAGGCTTCCTTCGGTCAGAACGGCGACTTCGCCGTCGTTGTCGCGCTCTCCAACAACCTCTTCTTCGAGAAGATCGATGGCGCTTGGTACGCAGTTGAGTCCGCTGCCTGGAAGGCCATGCGCCCGACGACCCTCGTCGGCTCCAAGACCCCCGAGGTCTCGGTCTCCGGTGAGCAGTTCAAGATCAACGAGACGCTCGTCACCGTGGACACCGACGTGTCCAAGGAAGGCATCCGCGACCTGATCAACGCCGCTGGCGTCGAGAACGTCCAGGCCAGCCTGAACGACACCGGCCGCCTCGTGATCAAGCACCGCTCCGGCGGCAACGTCACTCTCGCCAACATCACCGGCACCCCGCTGACCCGCCTGGGCTTCGGCGTCGGCACCTTCAACGGCGTGAACGTCGTTCGCTCCTCCGACGCTCAATACCCGGCCGGTTCGGTCGCGGGCGACGTCTGGGTCAAGGGCACCAAGCCCAACAACGGCGCCAACTGGATCGTTAAGGTCTACAACGCCAACACCGCCACCTTCGTCACCCTGACCGCTCCGATGATCGCGTTCGACGCGCTCAAGGACGACACGGACCCGACCAAGGATGCAGGTGCGAATGCCCAGATCGGCACCCCGGTCGCCGGTACCGTCTACGTCGCCTACGACTCGGTCATCGACCCCGTCACCAAGGCTCCGCTCCGCGCCTCTACCGGTACGCAGCAGCTTCGCCGCTTCAACGGCTCGAAGTGGGAGCCCCTGGTCTACGTGGCGAGCTACGACGCTCCCTCCGAGGCTCCTCAGGACGGCACCTACTGGTACAACAAGGACTTCCGCGTTGACGTCATGGTCGGCGACGGCCAGCGTTGGACCGCCTACAAGCACTCCTACCCGTCCACGGACGGCCAGGGCGTGATCCTGTCGGGCTCGATCCCGACCACGCAGCAGAACGGTCAGCCGCTCGTCGAGAACGACCTGTGGATCGACACCACCGACACCGAGAACTACCCGGCTCTCTACCGCTACGACACGGCTGCTCGCCGCTGGCGCAAGGTGGACACCACCGACCAGACCACCCCGTTCGGTGTCGTCTTCGCTGACGCTCGCCAGAACTCCGGTGCTGCGTTCGCGGGCATGCCCGCTCTGCCGAAGTACAGCTTCAACTCCGAGAAGATCGAAGACATGCTCGTCTCCGACTTCGTCGATCCCGATGCTCCCGATGCCCGCACCTTCCCCGCAGGCATGATGCTGTTCAACACCCGTTACAGCACCAACAACGTGAAGCAGTGGAAGCCGTACCACTTCGAGGCCGGTGAGTTCGACGCCAACGTGAACTTCTCCCACGTCGGTTACGACGTTGGCGACGATCGCTACCAGTTCCCGCCGCTCGCTTCGACGGGTCGTTGGGTCACGGCGTCCGGCAACAAGCTCGATGGCTCCCCGAACATGGGCCGCAAGGCTCAGCGTGCTCTCATCGTCAAGGCGATGTCGGCAGCGGTTCTGGCCAACGACGACCTGCGCTCGGAACTCGTCTACTTCAACCTGATGTCCGCTCCGGCCTACCCGGAGTGCCTGGACGAACTGATCTCGCTCAACATCGAGCAGAAGGAAGTCTCGTTCATCGTCTCCGATACCCCGGCTCGTCTGAAGCCGATCGGTACCGACATCCTGCGTTGGGTTCGCAACCCGAACGGTGTTCCGAACGGCGAAGATGGTCTCTCGCAGGCCAGCCTGAACGAATACTGCGGCGTCTACTACCCGTGGGGCCTGGGAACCAACATCGACGGTTCCGAGATCATGATCCCGCCGTCCACGATCGCTCTTTCGACGATCGCGTACAACGATCAGGTTGCTTACCCCTGGTACGCTCCCGCTGGCTTCGAGCGCGGTCTTGTCACCGCTGCGACGACTGTCGGCTACCTGACCTCCGAGGGCGAGTTCAAGCCGGTCCTGCTCAACCAGGGTCAGCGCGACACGCTCTACTCGAACCGCATCAACCCGATCGCCTTCATCCCCGGACGCGGCCTCGTCGTCTACGGGCAGAAGACCCTCTCGGCTCTGGATAGCGCGCTCGACCGGATCAACGTCGCTCGTCTCGCGAACTACCTGAAGTACAACCTCGACATCCTGATGAAGCCGTTCCTGTTCCAGCAGAACGATCAGCAGACTCGGGATAGTGCCAAGCTCACCGTCGAGCGCTTCCTGGCGGGTCTCGTTACCCTCCGCGCTCTCGAAGACTTCGCGGTCCTCTGCGATACTTCGAACAACACGCCCGAGCGTCGCGACCGCAACGAACTCTGGGTGGACATCCTGATCAAGCCCGTCAAGGCGATCGAGTTCATCTACGTCCCGGTGCGTATCCGCAACTCGGCGGACAGCCTGGAATTCCGCTAAGGCGGGGTTCCTCTGGACTGAGGAAACAGGGGGCAGCCTACGGGCTGCCCCTTTTTCGTTGGCGAGCGTGTGCTAGGAGAGCGCATGACGCAGATCGCCTACGTTCATCCGGGCTGGGTGGGGACCCCCTACCGAAGCGATTTCCAGGCTCAGTGGGGCTTGATCGAGCGCGCCGCGATGTTCGACGGCTCCGGGTATGGCTCGATCTCGGCGGCGGGCCGGGCGGCCAAGGCGCAGGGCCTGGAGTACCTGATCGCACCCCAGGAATCTCGCCATGGCAACCGGCTCTATCGGACGGCATCCCCGGCGCCGAAATGCGTCTACGCGATCCTTCAGACGATGGAGCAACAGGCCGACGACGCGCGCAAGCGCTACGCGGCAGAACCGGAGCGTCGCTTCATCCAGCGTGTGCGGGTCTTGAGCAAGGCAGGGGAGCGGAGCGCGGCGATCGAGGAGGCTCTTCTGGAGCGCCTACGGGCCGGGCGGTGCGAGGCGACCGCGATCCCCTTCACAGATGCCCCAGGAAGCCCGTGTGAGCCCACGGTGGTCCGCAGGGACCCGACGCACCCCTTCAGCCTGGAGAACGCCCTGGTGGTCGCCAGCGCCTACAGCAGGCTGCATCCCCACTACGGTCAGGACGAGGTCGCGAGCTTCGTGCGCGCCTTCGCCGAAAACCTCAACGCCCGATCCGAACACCCATAGCCGCGAGGCGCGCAGAATTCTCGCTGCGCGGGGCGTCGGCGGATGGCGTGGGCGTAAGGTTGATGACCGGCGCATCGCCATGAAGGCGTGAGAGGCGCTCGTTGCGCAGGTCGTGGTAGCGCTGGCGCGTGCCGGTGGCGACCTTGCGCAAGGCGCGGGTCAGCGCCGGATCAACCGCCGGATAGAAGCTCCAGTCCACCCAGACGCCGCCGGACAGGGGCAGGAACACCATCGTGTCGGTGCGGATTTCGATGAGTGCGCGGCCCTTCATCCAGAACGTCTCGCCGACGTAGTCCGCGATCACGCCTTCACCATCCGGGATCACGCCGTCGATCACGCGCGGATCGTCTTCCAACGAAAGCTTGAGCGCAGCGACCTTGGCGCGGTCTCGCACGATCCGCAGGGCATTCCGGTACCAGGGGAGGGGGACCTGCGCACGGGCAAGGTCCGCATCCGACATGTTCGGGGCATCGGCCAGCAATGCCGCGATTTCCGGGCGACGGGCCGCTTCGTATTCGAGGAGGGAGACGGGGTCTCGTCCGGTCAGGTTCACGCTCATTATGCGTGTATTTATCCCTCACAACCTAAAAAGGGACCGTTGCGCGAAGCACAACGGCCCGAAGTCTAGGGAGGAAACGCCCCAAGAAGGGCTACGAGGGGGCGACGCCATCGCCGCCTCGCATGGTTACTGAGTAGGCGAGCCCCGAAACCGGGTCAAGCGCTTTCTCAGGAATTCGTTATACGAATTTTGCCACGCTTATGCGTCGGTCATGCGCTCGTCGCAACGCTCGTAGGTCGCGAGGAAGATGTCCGGCTTGCAAGGATAAACCTCGCCCGCCACCCCCTGGATCACGTAATCGCCGAAGGACGCGGTGATGGTGCCTTCAAGGGTCGGCAGTTCGAGCTTGTCGTAGCGGTTCTCTTCCACCCGCACTGTCGGGTTCTTGTCCTTGAGCCAGGAAGGCCACTTCGAGATGTCCTGCGCCTGCCACTGGAAGGCGCTGATGGTGACGGGACGCTTCCGGTAGATGCCGACCTCGTCCTCGGGTGTGAGGTCGATGATCGTGACCTTCACACCTTCGCTGATCAATGATGCCACAGAGTATATCCTAGATTATGATATGTGATGGCGAAGCTGATCCGTATACAAAATCAGCAGTTGGGTACCAGCCAACCAGGGGAAAGAGACCCCTTCGCCACCCCTCTTTCAAACCGGACAGTCGGGTAAACGCCCGAACTCTCACCAAGACCCCAAACAACCGGGCATGTACCTTTTCGCGCCTTGTCGTGCGCCACCTCGTCGCCCTCGGTGAGATTAGAGGTTCAGGATGCAAAGCATCCCAGCCGGTGATGACCTTCGCCACCGAAGATCAACATACAGTCTATTCCGGCACGCCGCTATTTGTTTCAAACCCAACGCAGTTTGAAAAAGATTGCGTCGGTGATGTCCTCGAAGAAGACCTCCCCCCTCCGCTCGGCCATGCGCCGCAGGCTCGGACCCCAGGAGATGTTCGAGAGCACGGGGTCGCGACCGAACTGCTCCCGGCACCACTCAACGATCTCCTCTTTCAGCGTGTCGGCTTCAAGAAGGTGAAGCTCCGACAGATGACGCTCAGTAACCGCAACCCGATGCATTCCGATACCTGAATAATACAGCCGCTAAACAGCGTACATTACGGTTCCTCCTAAATACAACAAAGCAAGAATTCCCTTTTAGGAGGAATACATTTCATGACCACTTTGCAGAACTTCGGCGTCCCGCTCGGCGCGGGCTCCGGACGCGGCGGTATTCTTCAGCCGAAGCCGAAGCATCGCTTCCGTGTCCGCGTCATCGGCTTCGGTCCGATCGCTGGCGGCCTCGAACTCACGCAGCAGGTCCAGAGCGTTTCGCGCCCGACCCTGTCGCAGAGCCCGGTTGAGGTTCACTCCTACAACTCGCTCGCCTACTACGCTGGCAAGCACCAGTGGAACTCGGTCGAGCTTTCGGTTCGCGACGACGTCACGAATGCCGTCAACCAGTTGGTCGGCCACCAGCTTCAGAAGCAGATGAACCACTTCGAGCAGACCTCTGCTCTCGCTGGTTCGAACTATAAGTTCCAGATGTACATCGAGACGCTCGACGGCGGCAACGATGGCATGCTGGAGCAGTGGTACCTGGAAGGCTGCTACCTGGAGCAGATCAACTACGGCCAGTTCGACTACTCGACCGCCGATGCGATGACCATCGACATGACGGTTCGCTACGACAACGCCACGCAGTCCGGTGGCCTGATGCCGCTCATTCCGCAGCTTCAGACCGGCGCGATGATCTAAGCTGAAACGAGCGGACAACTATGGCCGACGATACTGGTCTGACACGGACTGTCCGCTCGCCTCGGCAGGCATCCAAAATCTATGGTCTCAGCGGCTCGCACGCGCCGAGGCCACGCAACCTCTTTGCTGTCACGTTCTCGAAGGCAGGCGACTCGACCAACGGGTCAACTGCTTCGAGCACGTGGAGCAAGGACCTTGCCTTCATGGCAAAGTCCGTCGATCGCCCCTCGGTCGAGCCGAAGGTCGAGGAGGTCAAGCAGTACGGCAAGACCCGTCTCGTCACCACTGGCGTCAAGTACGGCAACTGCCGCATGACGCTCTACGACACCGCCGACTCCGTCGTGATGCGGATGTGGTCCGAGTACGCGAAATACTACTTCGGCGACTTCCGCCATGCCCAGAGCATCACCGACTGGAACTCGGACGTCGTCCAGAACACGTTCAACGACGCGGGCGGCGGGTTCGGCTTTGCGCCTCAGGCTGCAACGAACAGCACGAACGAGTTCAACACGCAGTTCTTCTTCGACACGATCTCGGTCTATCAGGTCTACGGCGGCAAGTACGTCCAGTACAAGATGGTCAAGCCGAAGATCACGTCCTTCAATCCTGATGAGCTTGACTACTCTGTCTCGGACATGGCGACGTTCACAATGACGATCGCCTTCGAGGCCCTGATCTATGTCAACGACTTCCAGCCCCAGCCGATCAGCGGCGATGCCTTCCTTCAGGAAGCATTCGGCAGCAGCGGCAACCTGAACGGTGACGTCCAGGAATACGCAGGTGACAGCACCACCGATCCCTCGACGACGAACAGCGCCCTGACGACGGCGGTCTCCCCGACCATCGGCACGGCCGTGAACTCGTTCACCCAGGCGCCCTCGGCGATCGGCCTCCAGAGCTTTGACAGCGGCCTCTCCTCGGGTGGCCTGTCCGCCTATGGCCAGTACAATTTCGGCTCGACCACGGGTGCTGCCCTTTCCACGGCACCGACGCAGTCGCTTGCCTCCGATCTCTCCTTCGCCGCGCTCTCGAACCCGGTGCTGGCCACCGCGCTTGCGCTCACCGCCCACGTGCGTCC